AATGCATTCTTGCCTGAGGAAAACGGCTTACCCATTAGACGTTTCTGCCGATGTAACCGTTCATGGGAACAAAGCGCACAGAAGCCTTTTCACGGTCTTCACCTGCCGCCAAGTCCCACTGAATCTCATACTCCTGCTTTAAGAATCCAAGCCTGTCAGCGGCCTCTGGCTTCTTCATAGCAATGTAATAGGCGAGTCCTGCGACCAAGCAGGGGAGGAACCGTGCCGGGATGTCGATGGTATTGGCACCGCCGTTACCCACATCTTGAATACGGCGCATCTTCCAGTAGACGAGGGTATAGGTCTGGGTGTTATCCGGGACAGGCCAGAGGTACACCACCGGGGCGGCTCTCTGCCGGTCCACATAGATCTGTAGCGGCATACCCTGAGTGAGTTTGTTGCTCAACTGGGCGTAGTCCGACACAGAGATACGGGACAGAGTGTAGTCGGTTTGACCTGAGGTGCTGCCTGCGTCCGTTCGCAATTGATGCTCTAGGAGATCAATCGTGTCGGCTGGCATGGTGTAGGTATAGGTTCCAGAAGTCAGTACTTGGGAACCCTGTTCCACCGTCCAAAGGTTGATACCCCGGTTCTGCCATTCCAGTGCCATGAAGTTCATGGATCGTCTGGCAGTCTGAAGATCATAGCCGGTACGCAACTCCAAACCCGCCCGTTCGAAAGCCTCTTCTACGAGTTCCCGAAACTCAGGGTTGAAAGTTGCAACACCGCTTGTAGTCATTAGACCATCCGACCCTTGGTCTTACCCTTGATCGCGCAACCATCCCGACCGCTGCTCTTGGTCATGCCACCCTTTCCATAGGTCATGCCACCGCCCATCATCTTGCCTTTGCCATCCGCAGCAAAGAACGGAACCTTTTCGCCGTCCTTCTCAACCATCTTGAGTCCGCCACCTTCGGCGTATTTCATCATGCCACCTTTGCCCATTTTGTCTTCCTCCATCATGTTTTCCATGTCATCATCATCGCGCATGGATTCACCCTTGCGCTTTTTGCCGATGCCAATGGCAATAATCATCATTGGTCCTTTGCCTTTCATGCTCGTGTCCTCCCGCGAATGGCACAACCATCAACGGAGCCACCCACAGCCTTTTTGACCTTACGCGCCTCAGAGAGAGCAATGGCAATCGCCTGCTTGGGGTTCTTGACCACCGGACCTTTCTTGCCCGAATGCAGTTCACCCTTCTTGAACTCGCGCATCACCGTGCCGACCTTTCTCTGCTGGCCCGGTTTGGTGATCTGCTGGTTCATGTTTGCACGAGACATCGCCATGTCACTTACCTCTCTGTCTAAACGGCTTCACTTTTTGCGCGATGCCTTTGGGCTGCGCGACGAACTGCTTTCCTTGGGCTTTGCCTTTACGCTTTGCAGCCGTTGTACGAGCGTATTCTTGAGGGCTGAGACTTTTGATCGCAGCCTCTGGAAGATATCTTTCGCCCGTTTTACTAGATGGTTTTCCACTCTTTGTCCTCCACTTCTGCTCAGTCCAAGCCTTGAGAGATCTTTGAGATTCACGCATTGACGACACCTTTTCTTAAATTTCGTCGCTGACGAATCAAGCGGTTGTAGTCATCAGTATCGTAGTCTTTGTAGTAACCCAGTTTTTCTAGAACTATCGACGCAGAGTCCAGTTCTGAAAGAGACTGAATAAACACGATGGCCTTGTCAGTTTGATATGACAGCAACCAAATGTCTAAACCGATAAATGCAAACCAGCGGTTCAGGGCTGCACAAGACGATTCTAACTGCTCATACTCCTGTTCAGGTTTCTCCTGAACGCACATGACTACCTTGTGTTCACCAAAAGACATAACTTCACGATGCACTGCATCCCACAGATTCTGTGCATCGATCACTTTCACGAAACCATGATCCCATGCTTTTTTGGCAAATGGACAGCCTGTCAGACCAGTGATTGCATCCGGTTTTGAAAGTTCATTGATCCACGACTGAACCCAATAAGTCACTTAATCGGACCTCCAAACAACCATGCGCGGCAAGTACGATCCGCTGCACACTTGAATGCAAAGAGTTGGCAATAACCCAAGTCCGCTGCTTCCAGAGTTCTGGCTTGATTCTCGACCATGTCTTTTTCGGATTCATAGTCATCATCCAGACCAAGATTGCTTTGGATGCAAGCAAGCATCTTGGGAGTCTGGATGAATGCAGCACAGTTTCCGCAACGCGAAGTTTTTGCTTCGGCAACAGAGATTCCCCATAAATCCGCGATACCCTTCCAGAACTTATTGTTCTGTTCACCGGGGTTCATGGGGCCATAGCCACGATCTTTAATGGCTATGTTTCTGTTCTTAGTATTGAGGGCTACATCCACCGTGGCAACCGGGCAACCGTCACCGTCCTTGTAATCTTTTACAAGGGCTTCACCAACCGCTTTGTTGCCACGAGCCATGCGCTGCGTTATCCGTAATTACTTCTTTTCCTTCTTGGTGTTTCCACCACGGGCCATCTTACTCATACCACCACGGGCCATTTTGCTCATGCCGCCACGAGCCATCTTGCTCATACCACCACGAGCCATTTTGCTCATGCCACCACGGGCCATTTTCGTTTCAGTCTTGCCTTTCATCTTGAACTCCTATGATTTATAGCCACCACCCTTCTCCTTGTATTTCTTTGCAAGGAGTTGGGCTTTTCTAGCAGACCACTGACCTGCTGCTGTGCCTTGTGTCGCAGACCCTTTGATCTGGTTAAACAGGCGCTTACGCATTTCAGGCTTGGTGTAGTTCCCAGCCGCATTGACTTTGCTTTTGGATTTAGGCACGGCGCTCTCCAGAAATAACATTGGTCACGATCCGGTCGATCTTTTGTTCCAGTCGGTCCAGACGATCCATTAGGGCTTGATTATCCGCACGAACTTCAGCGCGGGTAACGTGGTCTCTTGCCACCTCTTCGCGGGTCTTGTTGAGAAGAATGCCAAGACGCTGTAGTTCAGCGAACTTGTCCTTCACAACCCACCCCAAGATGGCGACGATGAGCGTCAGCACCATGTTCCAAATCATCATTTCCATGGTTTAACAGTTCCATGCTCTGAGTGATTTGTTGATGCGACTGTTCGGATCGTTAGCCGTTTTTGCGCTGGTGAGTTTCTTTTTCATGCCTTTCATCCGGGCGCAAAAAGAATCTCTTCGGGGACCGCCCTCAGGTTGAGGACGCTTCAAACCCGGCTTGCCGGGATTAGCGCGGTTGTAAGAAGCCCTGCCTTTGGCGTTCAAGCCGCCAGCAGGGTTTTTACCTTCTTTCCTTTGCCATGCTGGGGTTTTCGCCATGTTTCACCCGCAGAGAATTGTGACCTTGGACACCTGATCCAGCGTCAACACCGCGAAGTCTTGATTACCACTCTTCGTGGTCAAGATTCCCTCAGGAGGAATCATTGAGTCATTCGCAGTGCTATCGGCTGGAGTGAAGATTTTAAGCAGCGTGGTATTATTGGGCTTTGCCGTGAAGACAATGCTGCCTTCCACAGACGAAGCAATATAGAACACGCCTTTGATGCGGGTGCGCGGGAACGCCAAGTCTCCGCCGTAGCCGATCTTGATGCCGCCCGTGGAGGCTGCACTGATGCTGATGCTGTTAACGCGGGTGTAGAAGTTGGTCGAATAGACCACGGTCGCGCTGGGGCCAGTGACCGTTTCTGTCACTACACCATCGTAGCCCGTAGCACCCACCTTTACGCCAGTGATGGTGAATGTCTTTCCGGCATCCGCCCCATCAGAAGTGATGGAGACTTTGTAACCTGTGCCGTATTGACCGACATCGTTGGCAAGAAGGGCGATGTTTCCGGAAGCCGCGATGGTCGCAGATGCGCGGAAATAGTCATCGTCGCTGGTCGGATTAACCGCCCAGATATCATACTGTGCCATAGAGAATCCTCCGTTTTAGGATTAAACGGTGACGCTCTTGTACAGGGCAATATAAGCAGTCGTAGCGCCAACCAGAACCTGAATGTAGCCCTGCTGGGCCGACACTGCGCCCGAAGCCGCGTTGACCACTACACCAATCTTGGTAGTACCCACCGTCAGGGAGGTGCAAAGAAGGTTGGTGATCGTGCCGGAAGAGGCGGTCAGAACGGTGCCTGACACGCTCCCAACGAATCCATTAGTCGAAACTACTGGACCGGAAAATTTTGTCTGAGCCATGTTTAAACCTCGTATGCGAGTCGCCTGCCAGTCTGCATACCGTCAGCCGGGTCTGTCTGGCAGGCTCAATTATCCCGGTAAGTCGATTAAACAGTACGAATTATGCTGCGTCAATGACCTTGTTTGACTTTCTCAGGTTCTCCTCACGAGTCATTACCTGAAGGTTCCAAGGGACATGTAACCCCGATACCAAATCCCCATTCAAAGGGATGATGTGGTCCACCACATACGGAACCCCCGTGATGCGGGTGACCGTCATCGCATCAATGTACAACTGGCGGATAGCGCGTTTGTGTTCTTGGGTCAGCCATTTGGGGGTGGCATCCCGGAATCGACGGCGACGAACGCTAACAAGTGATTTGTAATACTCAGGATTCTTTTTCTTGTTTTGTAACTTGTACAGCCTTTTGTCTTCTATGGGTCTTGCCTGCGCCCTAGCAATCACCTTCTCACGATTCCTCTGATAGTACTCCTGCTTTGCTTTTTGACCTGCTTCAGACTGGTTGTACTGCTTGAAGTAGTGAGCGCGTTTAACCTTGTTTTGCTCCCATTCAATCTTCAGGCATTCCACACAGGAACCCTTGGTTTTGCGTGGTGAAATGTGACCATGCTTACAAGGCTGTCCAGTGAAGTAGTAATCAGAGCCAACTGCTTTCGCCTCTGCGCGAGTCTTGGGATAGTCCATATATCACCGTGTAGTTACGACACAGCAATGATATATAGCCCACTATCGAATGTCTAGCGCAAAAGAAAAGCCCCCTTTCGGGGGCTTTCCAAACCAACGTAAGTTGTTGATTTATCAGGTCGAACCCGGAGATCCGTAGATACCAAGCGGGTCGCTCACGCCGAAAGAATATCTCTCTCGTGCCTTGTAGCGAACATTTCCAGTATCGAAATCTCCGTCCATGGAAGTCGACAACGGCGTTCGCACGAAGTGCTTCATACCGTTCGGGACATCCGTGATGAGGAAGAAGGCGTTCGTGTCAGTCAAGAAGTGATTGACAGCGTAGCCTTCCGGGATCGCGCCCATGCTACGGATCGCGTTGATGTCGTTATCCGCAGTCGCCGTGCGGAGAGTGGTCTCCATGAGGCGCTCTGCAACGAACATCAAGTTGGACGGAACAACGAGGCGGCGCGGACGGGCGGCGATCAGAAGACCGCGCTCGTCCACATAGTTAGAAATCGCAATGATTGCGTCTTCCAACGACGTTTCGTTGAGGTCCGCACCCACCGTCGGACGGTTGGCATTGGTGCCACCGTTGACCAGCGGATGAGCCGTGCTGAACAGCGTGACACCGTCTCCCGACTGGAAGGTGGTGAAGCCGTTGTTCAAGAGGGCAGCAGCCTTAACCTGCTTGGTGTTCGCCATACCACGGGCGAGAGCCTTGGTGTAACGAGCAGAGAGTTGGTCATAGAGGTTATCCTCCATGGCTTCCTCAGTGATCGAAAAGCCCATGGCAATCGTCTCGTGGTTGTAACGAGCCGTCCAAGCCTCCTGCGCGTTGTCATAGGCAATGGCCTGACCTTCCGGTTTCACCGGGGCCGTGCCGAAGCCCGACAACTTGACTTCCTCTTCGAAAGCCTTTTCGGAGTTTTCGGTTTCGTAAATGAGCGTATGCTCGTCGTCGTACTTCTGGTACTCCAAGCCAAACAGGGCGTTCAGCCCCGGCAGGAGTTCCTTCAGCATTTGTGCGCGTGAAATAGCCATTTCTTAGAACTCCTTAGGCAGTGACGCTACTGTAGTAGCCGTGGGTCAGAACATTAAGTTTGACCAACAACTCACGGTAGATCGTGAAGATGATCGTTGACGATGACGGAATCGCCGTGACCGAACCCGGCACATCAATGGCCGCGTTGATCGTGACCGAAGTATCACCCGCAGCGGCAGCAGCCGTTACGAACGAACCCGTCTCAATCACCTGACCATTGCTGGCGTAGTACGCCACGCTCGTTCCGACCGGAATCGCCGCCGGAAGACCCGAACCCGTGAGGGTGATCGTAGTGCTAGAGGAAGAACCCGTAGCCGTATACGAAATCGAAGTCTCCGGGACCACACCCACACAACGCAGCGGGAGGATCGTGGTAACAGGGGTAGCCGTCGGCGCGAGAATCGCGTTCTTCGAATTACCCGTGTTCACGTTGCCCGTGTTGTTGATGCAGGAGAGGTTGGTTCCGACCATCGCGTAAGCGCCAGAAGCCATCACCGTCGTTGCCGAGCAGACCGCCGCCTTGAAGACAGCATCCGGATCGTCAACCACATAG